CTTTATTTTATTTATAAAATCAAAAATTAAGTTCCTACAACAACTACTAAGTTGTTAGCAGATACCATAGCTGAAAATGCCATAAAATTAGCTGGAGATTTCTCTGTTCCAGTTAATGTTAAATTATATCCATTTAAATCTCCCATTCCAGCACCAGTTGCAGTATTAACTGCTACCTCAACCCCATTTTCAATTCCAGCTAAATAATGATTCCCATTATAATCTTCTACTATTATTTGTGGTCTTCCGTAAGAAAGTAATTTTAATTGAGCTGTAGTTGCTTTATCTTGTTTCTTTAAAACAACAGTTCCAGCTTGAGTCCAGAAACTAGTTCCGTTCTCTCTTGAATTTTCATTAGTCTGCTCAAAAGAATTAGCTCCTTTTAAATCATACTTATAAAAAGTAAGTGCCGATGCAAAAGCTGTAACTTCTCCATCTGCTCCGATTGTTGCTGATGTTAATAAACCACCTGTATAAGCACCTCCTATGTAGATAGCTGTTATGCCACCAACGGAGTCCTTACATGGTTCTAAACGACCAGCTGTAATATCACATGCCATAGTTTATATGTATTATAACTCTATGGGTATTAAGTAGTACCTAATACCCTTTGAGTTGATTAGTATTAATTTATTAATTATCCAGCATAGTAAACTACGTTTGCACCGATTCCGATTTGTACAGCAGCAGTAAATCTCATTACGATTCTTACATTTTGCGATCCATCGATTGGAGTTTGGTCTATCGTTCTAACTTCGTTGTAGTCAGATAATAATCCAGTTCCAAAGAATAAATTAGAAGTTTCAGCAGCCACCATAGTGTTGTCGCTCATACCTCTTGCTACAAAAATTGGTATTCCTCCGAAAGTTAAACTTCCGTTGTTATACCATTGTGTTCCTTTTGCATCAGAACCTGATCCACCAAGTCCAGCAGCACCAAAGCCACCTAAAGCTCTAATGTATAATTTAGCAGCTTTGTTAGAAACGTATAATTTTAAATCTTCTTTTCCAAATAATGTATTAGGAATAGAATCTACTGTATCTTGCATTTTATCAATGATATTTGTAGCAGTTAGAGCAGCAGCTCCAGCTACATCAATAACAGTTGCATCAGCAGCAGCTAAAGTTTCTAGTCCATTGTACTCTCCAGCTTGTGCGCCTCCTAAGTTTCCAGTCCATAAGTTAATTTCGTTTTGTGCTGCTACTTTAGCTGCAACATAACCAATTAAATATTCTGAGAATGAAGTTGGTAATCCGTTGTTATTAAATGCAGAGTAACCCATTTGAATTGCATCCCATGTGTTAATGAAATCTGATTTACATAAGTTTAAGTTCACTTGGAACTCTTCTGGTTGTAATACCACCTCTGAAAGTGTTACAGAAGATGAAGCTGAAAAATCACAAGTTCCATCTGCAATTAAATCTCCAGTTTCTACTTTTTGTATTACTTGTTTAAATTTTACATTTGGCATTACAGTAATTCCTCCATCATCAATAGTTGAAGCCGATAGCAAAGCTGCCGACACGTACTTACTTGAAAATTCCCCAGCATACGAGCTAGTAATGTTTACTGTAGTCGCTAAGTCTGTTCTTTTTGACATAATTTTAATTTTTAAATATTAGTTGTTGTTAAATAATCTTGCAAATACTCTGTCTTGAGTATTCATTGGTCTGTTTTGAGCATAACTTCTATGCTCTACTTCGTTTTTACTTTCTGGATTGTGCTTGATAGCAGATAATTCTACTTCATCCTTTACTTCGATTTCTGAAGCTTCTACTTTGCTTTCCTTGTCAGCTTTTAAATCAGCTATTGCATCTTCAAGATTTTTAACTCTTATTTCAAGACCTCTCCAATCTTCAATGTCTGCTACTTCAGCTGCTTCCACTTCTTCTACTACAGGAGCTTCTACTACTTCTTCAACTTCCTCCTCTACGGATTCTTTCATTTCAGCAATTATTCCATCCTCTTCAACTACTAGCATCATGCCATCATCTAAAAGGTACTCTCCAGCTGGTACAGCTATTCTTTCATCTTCATCGGTTACAATAAAGACCTCTCTACCAGCTTCAAAAGCATCTGCTTCAAAGCGAGTGCCATTCTCTAGCATTCTCTCTTCAAGCTGAACTTCTAAACCAAGTAAAGCTCTCACTTTGTTTAATTTGTCTGTTG